CTGAAAACCTCGGTATCTTCTTCATCCTCACCGGGGATCACCACGGCGGAAATGGAACAGGTTTCAAGGCCGTCCACATACTCAATGGGAATCACCGTTCCAGTGTAGTCATTACCGGCTTCACCAGCGGTTTCACAGGTGATTTCATACTTACCACTTCCACGGTCAGCCGAAACATAATAGTTCAGTTCTCCGATGGAAAAGCGGGTGTTCATGGGAAGGTGCAAGGTGGTTGGTGTAATGCTCAACTGCAACACGGCGGGGCTTGCCGGTTGCGGTTTCAGCCCCCTTTCTGCCGCCCTCAAAATGAGATAAGGGCGGGTTGCGGTGTCTGCAAAGGTTTCATTCAGCACCGTATCAAGGGCAATATAAAGGTTCTGCAATTCCACGGCGGCGGGGGCATCACCGCACCAAACCAACGAACCTTCACGGGTGTCCAAATTGCCATTGATAGAAAGCGCCTTCTGAAGCATCCGGGAAAGGATTGCTTCATAGGTCTGTGCTTCATACATCAGATTTCAACCCCCAATTCTGCATTGATTTCGCCAAAAATGCTGACCACCGTGAAGGTAGTCAGCACTTTCTTTTTGTTCACCGTAAATTCAAAGTTCTGAACCGCCGTGATCCTATCATCCTGAAGCAAGGCTTCACGAACCCGGCGTTCAATTTCGGGAATACAGTATTCCACATCTTTCCCGATCAGATTATGAAGTTCAACCCCATAATCCCAAGAATGGATCAACCATTCATAGCGTTCTGTGTTCAGGATCAGAAAAACCGCCTGTTCCACAGCTTGGATTTCATCAATGGTGCCGATGATGGTCAGGTTGTTGTGGTTCATCCTGAAAGTACGGCTTGGAAGGGTTTCAATGGTGAAATCCTGTTTAATATCATCCTGCACTTGCGGAATCATCATCAAGCCCCCTTTACTCGGTCAATAACCACGAATTTCTTTCCTTGCTGAACCCGGATCAGAAGCACCTTTTCACCGGCCTTCAAAGCGTTGTGAACCTTGAAGGTTTTCTTGCCAACATAGGCGTGTTTGTGGGCTTCATAAGCCGCCGCACCAGAACCACCGCCTTTGTCCTCGGTGCTGTGGTTCACCGTCATATCAACTTCAAAATCAGTCACATTCCGGGTCAGGATCAGCATTTTGGAAGTGTAGATGGATTTCTGATCCACCTGAATTTTCAAGGGTGAAGCGGAAAGGACAGTTCCAAACAGGATGTTCACCGGTTTCCCGGCTTCCACAGCTTCCACCGCCGCCCGTTTTACCACTTCAACAGGATTAGGCAATAAATTCACCCCCGATCAGGTCAAGTTCCATCATGTGTTCATCACCCCTGAAGGTATGGGTGACTTTGTTCACCACCATGTAATTGTTGGTGACAATATCGCCAAGGTTCAGGGCCACCACCACGGCGCTTCCAGCACGAACCCGCACATCACCGAAAGCGTTCTGAATGGTCAGCTTGCGGGTTTTCTGATCGTACAGCTTCAACAGGGCATCCGCCTTGGCGGAAGCGCCCGTTTTGGTCTGAACTTCTTCAAAATACTGAAGAACACCCCATTGGTTCATTTTCGCCCCGTCCTGTGCAATGAACAATTCCCGCTTACCGGTTTTTTCATCGTTATAGGCCAGCTTGATCTTGTTATAGGTCTGTTCATCAATACTGGATTCATAGCTGAAGTTTTCCCCGGTTTCTTCATCAATCAGAAGGTTCAGCTTCATGGTATTGATGTTCTTCAGGGTCAGCTTCCCGGCATCGTCATATAGAACATAAAGCTGTTTGGTATTCATCAGGGTTTCATCAAGGGCGCTCTGGATCATATCAAACAGGGTTTGGTTTTCTTCCACGATGGTTTCAAGGGTATAACCGGTATCTTCCACCGTGCCAAGGTTCAACCGGAAATCTGTTGCAATGCGCTTCAGAAGGTCAGAAGCCTTCAGCCCTTCTTCCGTGATGGTGTCCTTGTTCTTCAGATAGCGCAACTGATCATAGGCCACAACATCAATGGTGCCGCCCTTGTCACGCTTTTTCTTGAACACAAACCCATAGAACATGGCGGTTCCGTTCACAGTCAGCTTCACCGGATCACCTTCAGCAAAGTTCAGCCCCGGCCCCTTGACAACGGTGAACTCCAACTTGCCGGGGGTTCCCTTGCGTTCCAAGGTCAGCCGTGCGCCTTCCTCGACAACGGGGAATTGAATGGTGCTGTTATGCTGGATGAACAATTCAACTGCCAAACGGAATCACCCCTTTCAGGAAGGCAAAGTAAGAACCTGACCGGGATAGATCAGGTTCGGGTTCTTGATTTTGTCCTTGTTCAGATTATAGATTTTCGTGTAATCGGCCCCGTTGCCCAACTGCTTCTTGGCAATGTTCCAAAGGCAATCACCAGATTTCACCGTATAGGTGGCGGCTTTCGGGGCCGTTGTGGTGGGCCGGGGTGCCGCCTTAACCGTTGCGGTGGCGGTTCCCCCGGAAGTCTTGGCCGGTTGCACGGTCACGGTCTTGGTGCCATAGGCTCTGTACTGTTTCAGGTTGATCTTCACCTTCACATCAAAGCCTTCACCGGCATCATCGGTGATTTCATAGGTTTCAAGGCCAACGGTCAAATTGGTGTAATGGAACATCCCGCCACCGGGCTTCTGCCGGTTCAGAATGAATTGGAACGGGGTCTTGCTCACCTTCAGCCGTTCAAACAAGGACAGGTAATAGGCGGCGCTTTGCGCTCCACCGTTACTGAAGGGATAGGACACTTGGGGAAGAACCAATTCAAAGGACACATCCGAAAGGCCAGCGGCCTTCAGAATGTTGATTTCTTCCCCGTTGATCAGGGTCATGGTCTTGTTCTGGTTGTTGATCTTTACCGTCACCTTGGAAGGGGTGATGGGCATAAGCGTTCCCGCCATATACAGTTTATACGCCATTACTCATGCACCCCTTCTTCAGAAACTTCCAGCTTTTCAGCAAAGTCATTGGCCCAAGCATCCATGATCCCATCCAAATCAGCGTCTTTGGAAATGTGGTTTTCATTGTGCTGTTCAACCTTGATTTCAGCGGTAGTGAACCGGTTGATTGCTTCACGCTCCGCAATGTCACGAAGATAGGCCAAATCTTCTTCAGCAATATCCAAGGCATCAGCGGTGGCCGCTGTGTTGGCGGCGGTGTCACCGGTGTTTCCATAGATTCCATCAAGGGTGTTGCTCAAATCGAAAGCCCCCATAGAATCCAAACCGGAAGCATCAAACATTCCGCCAATCTTATCATCAATCCCTTGGCCGAAGTCATACCCGGCATCCCAAGCCCCGGAATAGGTGGCCCGATAGTCGATGGTGGGGGCGTTTTTGTCCAAGGTGATTGCGTTTTCATTTTTGCCCCAAGAAGTAACCGCACTTTGAAGGCTTTCAAGGCCAGAAGTCCAGTCAGTTCCAAAAATAGCATCAATGATGGTGGTTACAACTTTACCAAGGTTCAGGAACCACCCGATGATTTGACCGATCAGGTTTGCCACGGCATCACCAAAGCTGTTGAAGCCGCCGTTGCACACATTCAGAATCCATTCCACGATTCCAAGGAACGGGGCCACAAAGATTGTCCAAATGGCCTGAATGATAGCGTTCAAAACGCCAATGGCACAGTTCAGCACAAATGCACCGGCCACGGCTACCACACCACAGATAATTCCAGTTGCGGAAATGGTGGAACCGGTCAGCTTATTGATTGCCGCCACAATCATATAAATGGCCGCAATCACGGCAATGATGATCAATAGAATCCAAGTCAGCGGACAGGCCAGCAAAGCGGCATTGAAGCCGTATTGGGCGGCTGTGGCGCTTGCCTTTGCCATTGCTTCCGCCTTCTCGGTAGCGGCAAGGGTAGTGTTTGCAACGGCGGCTTTGTACGCCTGAACCGCCGCAAGGCCCTTCTGCGCATTGCTGATAGCGGTGATTGCATTGTTGGCAATCAGATAGCCGTTATACAACAGCATTGCCGCCGCAATCCCCAAAACAAGGGGCTGAATGATCCCCCAATTATCCACGAACACAGAAGCAATGGCAATCAGAATATCCAGCGCCGAAGAAGCCACATTCGCAACAGTGGCAAGGCCATTGATCAGGCCGGTGGTCACTTTCTGGAACTTGGTGCTGTTTCCAATTTGGTTGATTTTGGTCAGGATCGGGGCAAACATAGAAAGGGCCTGATTCTTCATATCAACCCAAATCTGCGCCCAAGTCTTGGGCATGGAATCGAACTTTGCGTTGGTTTCGTCCGCCATAGCAAACATGGCGTTCTTCACCACTTCAGCCGTTACCTTGCCTTCCTGTGCAACCGTCTTAATGGAACCTTCCGCAATCCCCATATACTTTTCAATGGCTCTTGCGATACCCGGCGCACCGTCCAGAATAGAGTTCAGTTCTTCACCACGAAGCGCACCCGCCGCCATTGCCTGTGTAAGCTGGATCATGGCGTTGCTCTGCTCTTGGGCCGTAGCACCGCCAATAACAAACTGTTTGTTCACCTGTTCCATGAAGGCAATGACCTGATCCATATTGCCACCGAAGGCGTTACCGGCGTTCAGGCCAAGTTTCGCAACGGCGGAAGCGGTGTCAAAATAAGCGGATCGGGAACGCTGGGCGGAAGCCATGATCTTCTGTTCCAAGACTTCAACGGAACCGCCATCATCCACAAGCAAATTCAATCGGGCTTTGGTGCTTGCCAATTCATCCGAAATGTTCAGCACCTTATTGATCCCGGCGATACCACCAGCGGCAATGGCAACTTTCTTGATGATGGACAGAAGCCCGTTGGCGGAATTGCTACCCCCACGGATGGAATTGTTGAAATTCTGCTGTTCGTTGTTGGCGTTCCTGATATTTTCTTCAATGGTATCAAAGGCGGTTCCCGCTTTCGCCCATTCTTCACGGGCTTCCCGGATTGCCGCCGTGTCAACGGCTCTACCGGAAGCCTGTTGCATGGCTTCAAAGGTGTTCAGCACAACCCCCATTGCCTTGTGCATACTCTGAAGGGGGCTGGTAACACCATCATAAAGGGCAATAGCGGCCCGGATGTTTCCCACAGGGATCACCACCTTTCTTGGAGAATAGAAGCCGGGGCCTTAATGGTGGCGGCCCCGGCGCTGTTTTCGTTCAATTTCCTTCTGCTTCTTCTTTTCAGCTTCCACCCGAACATCAATGGCCGCAATGATGAAGGCCCGTTCACGGCGGGGCAAAGCATAAAAGGCGGAAGGTGTCAAATGAAGTTCGTGAAGGCAATAGTAAGCAATGTTCGCTTCACCATCACCTTCACAGATTAGTTTTTTGCTTCATCAACCTCATCCTGCATGGTGGTATCAAAACCACACACTTCCTGAATCTTGGTCAGGTATTCGGCATATTCGCCGGGGGTCAGCATGGTTTTCAGAAGGGCATCAGCGCCCATGACCTTGTAGCTGTCCTGAAGTTCCTTATCATTCAGATTGGGGAACACGGTACAAGCCACGGCCAGCTTGCCAAGGTAAAGATCATAGTCGGTTTCCTTCTGATACTGGTTCTTCTTGCCGGGAACCGGAACACGCTTGGCACAGGACTTCCGAAGGGCTTCATCCTCGGTGCCGGTGATGGTCTTGATCTCCCAAGGAATGGGGTTGCCATCCTCACCCAAGAAGCGTTTGGAAGCAACAAACTTGATGTTCTCAACGGGAACGGCGTTTTCAGCCAAAAAAGCGGACAGGCTCATTGTTTTTTCCTCCTATATTTTGATACGAAAAAAGGCCCCGGCCCCTACCGAAGTAAGGCCGGGGCGCTCTGCTTACTGCATACCGGCCAAAAGGCTGAAGGTTTCGGGCATCTCGAAATCTTCAAAGGTGAAGTCCATATCTTCATCCAAGTATTCCGCATCAGCGTCAAACTTGGCAAGCAAGCCGCCGTCCATATTGCAATCCTTCAGGATCACGGTCTGACGGCCCACAGAAGAAGTGGGATCTTCATTTGTCACCTGAATGTCAAAATAGACATCCTCGCCGGTGTCCTTATAACGCTTCATCAGCTCACGGAAGATGGAAGTGTTATAGTGGAAGGTGGCGGAACCCGTACCCTTCCAGCCGGTGGCCTTATTGCCCTTGCCGGTCTTGCCCAAAATGGGAACTTCCGTTTTGTTCTTCTCAAAGTTGGCTTCAAGGTTGATAGCCTGCATGAAGTTGTAACGGTTATCCCCGATGGTCACGAAACATTCAGCCAAGGAAGCGGAAACAGCATCCTTGGCGTTCATGATGGTTCTATCTGCCATGATGGTTGTACCTCCTTACTGAACATAGACGGTCATATAAAGCTGTTCCATAGCGTTCACGGGGGTCACATAGTCAGTAACCACCACGGATTTCTTGGTATCGCCCTTTTCAACCGTCACATTTTCGCCGCTGAAGTTCTCAATGGCCCGAATATCCTGAAGTTCCGTGTGGTGCTTCACAATATCGTTCCAAAGGGAAATCCGGCCAGCGGCATCATTGGGAACCTTGCCAAGATACTTCTTGCCGAACAGAACGGCAATATCATTGGCGATCTGATCCAAAACTCGGATCGTCTGGTTGCTGGAAAAATCGCTGGACTTTTCATCCGTGATGGAAATGAAGCTGTTAATGTCAGTCAGGACACACACCGCTTCATCCACACGATGGAACATGAAGGAACCTTCCCTGATCCCGTTTTCAAGCTGGGTCTGCGTGAAATCGGTGTCCACATCGTATTCACCATCATAGGTCATGTTGGTGGCGCTCTTATTGACCGCCGTGCCGCCGATCACACCCGTAACCCAAGGGATCAGGGCGGTGGAAGTCTTGTCGGAAGTCAGGCCGTTCTTGACGCTCACAACGCCTTCATAGTCGGCCAGCTTGCGGAAAAGAACCACCTGAAACTTCTTGCCCACATCATCACGCATACGCTTTGCGAAAGCCGCAAACAGGGCGGTGATGGTGGCCTTGCTCTCGGTGCAACCCATAGCATTGAAAGTGTACGCTTCCGCCTGATCAAGATAGGTCTGATAGTCGGAATCGGCCACGGTGCCATTGGTGCCGTCCGTCAGGGGCAAGGAAGCGGTCAGGGAAAGGGTTCCGCTGGACTTCCAATCCACATAGGCATTGGCCTTCAGATCGGTGATAGCGGCCACACCTTCCTGAAGATCAACCTGAACGGTTCCCAAGAAGGTTTCCACATCGAACAGGGGCTTCTGTTCGGTGCTGTTTTCATTGGCCGTGATCACAACCCGAAGATCATTGCCACGGGTGCCGGGGTATTTGGCCGTTGCGTAGGTGTTGGACGCTTTCACGCCGCTGGAACCAAGGCGGAAGAAATGAACGGTTTTGGCGTGAAGGAAAATTTCACGCATAGGCTTCAGTTCATCCGCCGTGTACGCATAGCCGAAAATTTTCTGACTGTTCTTGATAAAGTCCGCCTGTTCCACCGTGAAAATCTTGCCTTCAGGCCCCCAATTCATAGCAAGGGGGATGGTGACAATGCCACGGTCAGAAAGGGTGGCGCTTGCCTGCGCCACAGAAATGAAGTTGATATATGCACCGGGCAGAACCTTGTTCTGCACCAAGAAGGTGCCGCCGCCAAGGGCCATATTATTTCACCTTACCTTTCATAAAGTCATTGATCAGCCCATCAATCTGATCGAAGGTGTATTCCTTCCCATCTTCCAAAAGGACAGACAGAAGATCACGCCGGTCAGCGTAACGCCTGAAGGTCAACACCCGTTCTTTGGGGAATACCACCGGGGCCGTGATGGTCGGTTCCTGTGCGGTGGCGGCTTTCTTTCTGGTAGCCATTCAATCACCCTTTCTTTGGCTCCACATCCACATCCAAGGTTTCCATCGGGGTTTCCTCGGACGGGCGGGATAGTGTCAGATTGAAGTTGACGAAGAAGTGAAGAACCCCGTCTTGCACTTCATAACTCATGGAAGTTCCGTGAAGCACATCCCCATTGGGAAGGGTGATGAACTCCAAACATTCCATCAAATCCCCGGCCATAGTGAACAATTCAGCGTTGTTTCTCCCGCTGGTTGGGAAATAGTGAACATCCAGCGGGTTCCGGTTCATGAATCGGTTCTTCTGCAACGGGGAAATGTCAGGCTTCAGGACAGCAATGAAAAAACAGGGTTCCTTAAAGCCCTGTTCCACATCATTCTGATAGATTTTGTACCCGGCTCCAAAGGTGGCGTTCAGCTTCATGGAAACACCTTTGATGATTTCATTGATCAACTGAACACCCCCTTCAAAGCGTCATACAACATATCATTCAGAATGGACGGAACCAAAACCTTTACTTCCTGTTCGGAAATGGTCAGCATCAGTTTGCCCGGAACCCAACTTGCCTTCAGGGTCTTACCCAAGGCGGGAACATAGCGCCCCGGTGTTTGCCGGTGGCCGTATTCCACATAGGACGCATATTCCAAATTGTTGATAACGGTCACGGTGTACTGATCCCCATGTTTTTCAATGGGAAGAATCGTCCAAGCATCCCGCAAGGAACCGCCCCGATACCCGGCCCAATACTGTTCCCGGATAGCCCCGGAACGGGTAAGAAAGGTTCGGCTTTTCCCGCTTGCACCCTTTACCTTTACGGTCTTGGGTCCATCAAACTTGGGGGCCACGCCAACCGGGGTTCTTTTCTTTACCTTGTTCCACAGGATTTGGGCAATCTTCTTGGCGACATCCCGGCAAAGCCGATCCATGTCAACTTCCGAAAGCTGTTGAAGGCGTTCATCCAGCTTCTTCAATTCCCGGTAATCACATCGGCCCCATCTTCCCATCAGGCCCACCCCCTGAAGGGTTCAAGCATGATTTCTTGATGGTTGGAGAAAACACCCGGTTCACCGGAACGGGAATAGGTGAAGGTTCGTTCCACATCATTTGGACGGGTGACAATGATCTTACATCCTGCGGGAACCTTCACATCCGGGGAAAGGAACAGCTTCACCACCTGTTGGGCGGTTGCCACTTCATCCCCATTGGTTGAAGTTAATGTTTCAAAAGACAGCTTGCACGGCTGATCCTGAAGAAGCGGCTTTTCTTCAGAATCCGTCAGGTGGGTGACAGGATCGGTGACTTCCTCACAAATGAAGATAGAACACCGATCCTTCCACAACCGTTCCAAGGCGGTTCGCACGGCCTTATTCACCATACCAACCGCCTATAACGGTAGATTTCACCAATGCGCCCGTTGATCAGATAATCAATCAGGCTGTTCAACCTCTGTTCAGGGGTTGAACTACCTTCACCAAGGGCAAAGGTAATGTTGGTGTCACCTTCCTGAATGGATTTCACCGCCGCATCCAAATCAAACCCTTCAAGCTGTCCAGAACACTTCTTCATGTTCAGGTATTCGCCCACGGCCATAGAAACGGCCAGACTTTCCAACCCCTCCGGGATTTCGGAAAGGTTGGAAAGGTTTTTGATCCGCCATTGAACATTGGTCAAAACCATATCCAACAACGGATCATCAGCGGCCCCCGCCACGCCAAGGGCCGTTAGCATTGCAACCGCTTTATCACGCAACGGGGTTCACCGCCTTTCTTACGCCGCCGTGATTTCGTACCAACCCTTGGTCTTGGGGTTGTCACCGGAACCGGGCGTGACCTTCACATAGCCGATACCGGAAGCGGCGTAATAGGTCTTGTCGCTGGAAACCGTGGTGTCAGCGGTGACAGCGGCGGAACCGGTGATGATCTTCACCGCCTTGGCTTCATTGGTCATGGCCGCAAGGTAATACTTGCGGGAATAAACCGTGTTGCGGCGGATGTTGCCTTCACGCTCCTGTTCCACTTCCGTACCCTTCTTGTTGAACAGGGTAACAGCTTCCTTGGTGGCAATGACCACCTTGCCGGTTTCGGCGTTCTTCTTGGTGTAGATGTTGATACCGCCCACGGTGCCAACATAGCCCTGCTTGGCGTATGCTTCCACATACTTCAGATCGTCCTTCAGGGCCTTACGAAGTTTCGCCATATCAGCGGGGTTGACGAAGCCGAAGATGGTCACGCCTTCAAGGTTTTCCAGATTCAGCATGGCCGCACCATCCACAAAGGCATCAAAGCCAAGGGCGGTGGTCACGATGGTCATGGTGGCCTCGTTGAAAGCGCCGAAAATGTCAGCGTTCACGGTGTTGAACATATCCGTACCAGCGTGACGGGTGCCGGTGGTGATCACCATGGGATCGGTCATGGCTTCCTCGTCATAATACTGGAAGCGGTTCTGTGCCATCTGAATCCGGTATTCCTTCTCGGTGTAACCGGCTTCAATGGTCTTGGTGTTGCCGTTGCCCATCGTCAGCTTCTCGGTGCCATCGGTGGCCTTGTACTTGTGAATCTTGCGAACCATGCCAGCAACGCCGGTCAGGTTGTTGTCCACGGTGCAAAACTGCTGAAGATCAAGGTGGCTCTGGTACTGATCTTCAATTTCGTTGGACAGGAAAAAGTTATCGTAGCAAGTGTTTGCCATTACTCATTACCTCCATAAAGTTCTTTGTATTCGTCAGGATGGTTGACGGAATAGTTGTAGCGATCCAAGGGGTTCATGGCCTTCAGCTTTTCAAGGGTCATGCCGCCTTCAGCGCCATCACCCTTTTCAGCGGATTTGGCCCCCTTGAACTTGGTGCCGGTGGACTTCTCAAAAAGAAAAGCCGTGTCCTGACCGTCCACCAGCTTCTTGATTTCGTCACTCAAGCCCTTCACCGTGCCATCATCGGCCAGTTCAGCCTTGGCAAGAAAATCAGCCATCAGCGCCTTAACAGCGGTGTTGTTCTTGGCCTTGGCTCCGGTCAATGCCATATCAACGGCGTTGCCGATCTTCAGCGCCTTCAGTTCGGCTTCATGGGCCTTCTTCTGGTTGGCGTTGTCGGTCTGAAGCTGTGTGATCTGATCCTGAAGCGCCTTGGTGTCACCTGTGGACTTCTTCAGCGTTTCAAGCTGGGTGTCACGCTCTTTGATCGTGTTCTTTGCGTTGGTCAGTTCGGTGTTGACCTCATTGAAGCGGCTTTTTGTAACGAAGGAACCGTTCAGGCCCTCCATGACCTTATTGGCCTGTTCCTCGGTCAAGCCCCATTCCAGCAGATTTTCCTTTGTCATAGTGATAACCTCCAAATCCTTTTTTACCGTGGGTTAGGAACCACGATTTTATTTAGATTTCTGTTTACCGCCCACAAATCCAAAACGGCGATGGTATGAAAAAACCACCACCGGCCAGAAGGCCGGGGTGGTCAAATCATCAATTAAGTTAATGCGTCAATGATAATGCGATAGCGTTCACGGTTCGGCTTGTAAATGCCCCGTTTGTAATAACTCAAAGACGCTTTGCAAATGTTCGTCAGCTTGGAAAGTTCCGTTACGGAAATGCCCCGTTCATCCATCAGTCTTTGAATCTCCGTGCAATCCACAGGCCCATCCAAGGCCGGGGGCGTGGCGGTCACTTCCGGGATATTAAACCCGGCCTGTTCCAGAAATCCAAGCACATAGGGAAGCCGTTCATTCCGACAGGTAGCGGCCAGTTGTGCCGCCTTTATGTAATCGTCTGTGGTCAATGCTCTTGCTTTCGGGATGATGGAATAACTTCCGGTTTTACGGATTGCGGGAAGAACCTCATGCGTCACCCAATGTTTGAAGCGTTTGGCGCTTTCCAGCTTGCTTCCGAAGATCAGGGCATACAAACCGGATTCGTTGATGATGGTCATTTGCTGCTTCCCTGAAGGTGTTTCCATTTCGGAAACGCCTTTATCTTCCGGGTCAACCTTCTTGCTGACTGCCGCCCGTGGCGATTCATACCCCAAGGCAACCGCCACATCCTTGCCCACGAACCACGGTTCTTCCTCAATGGTCACGGTTCGCACCTGTCCAAATTCGGGGTTGGTGAATACCTGAAGTTCATTCATGCCTTCTTCACCGCCTTCTGTCCACGGGCAAAGCCCAGCTTGAACACCACGGCAATCAGCTTGAAAGTGTCATGATGATATGCGTCATAGAGTTCATCCAGTTCATTCCTGCGAAGGTCATACTTACCGGGGTGTACGCCTTCAATGCTCTTGATCAATTTTTCCATGTTAAACCTCCATCAATTTTCAGTTGATAGAAGTCCCCAACTGTGATAGAATGGATTTATCCAGTTGGGAAACCTCTGGTTTTAGAAACAGTCGCTTACTTGTTCAGGGTGGAGCGGCTGTTTCACTTTTCTTGTGCCAAAAGTAAATCAATCCCTTGCCGAATAGCTTCTGCCCGTGTAATATCATGCTTGGCGCAATATTCATCAAGGCGTTTTGTTGCTTCATCGTCCAATCGAACTTTCACATCATTCCTTTTGGGATTGTTCGCTTTCGGCCTTCCGGTTCGTGGAGACATCGTATCACCTCACTTTTTGAGTTCCACAAACTTATTATAATAATTGGAACTCAAAAAGTCAAGAGGGTTTTTCAATTTTTTTCAGCACATAGAAGAAGGGAACAGGTTTTCACCTGTTCCCTTGAAGATTGGACTTTGGCCGGAGCGTCACTCCCGGCATCTCTTTTGCCCACTACCAAAAGGCGTGTGGCGTATGGGAACGCTTTTTCCACCTCAAAGCCCGTTCTTATCCTATCTAAAGTATAGCAGTATTATTCGCGCTTGTAAAGGATTTTCTTGTTCTTCACATTCTTCTTCCATGTGGTTTCACCAATTTGCCAGAAGGACAAGATGGAGTTTCGATATTCAGCGGGGTCACTCTCTACCTTTACCCGTAGAATCACTTTGAACTTTTCGCCATTTTCTTCAATTTCTTTCAGAATCACACCGGTATTAGGCTTGTTTGCTTCCAAGATGTAATCCGGGTTTTCCAGAATATCCGCAACATACTTAACGAACTGTTCGTAATCTCCGGGGTGGCGTTCTTCAATATGCTGAATCCGTTCCGGGGTGATAATCACTTCATCGGTGGTGATCTCGTCCGTAATGCAACGGTATTTTTCTATATCAATACGGCCTACCGTCTGCACATTGGAACCCTCGCTTTTTACCATCGAAACTGTATTTTTAATTATACTCCCGATGGTTGCAAGGGTCAACCCATCTTTGGAACCGTTGTCCACAAAAGTTTTCTTCCATTCGGAATAACTCATATTACCGGGGACATAGTAAACTTTTCCATCCTGATCCCTTGCGGCTCTTTCACCCATATATTTTTCATCAATGGCGGGAACCGTAGTTCCTCGGCAATGTGGATGAAACGGGGGAACGGTAACACCCGGTTGAAACTCCGACATGGGAACCACTTTTCGATCCATACTTGCACAAAATGCACAGGTGATGGAATCCAGCGTTTCCAAAATCTCCACATTCTTAACGCACAATTCCTTATAGGTCTCTTTTGCGGCAAGGGCGTTGAAATAGCTTGTTTCCGTATTTACAAGTCGTGCGGCTTGGTACCGGGAAACTTTGAACTTCTTCTGAATGGCATCCGTGATTTTTTGGGGGCTGTCACCACGAAGAAGGCCCTGAACCAATTCTTTTTGAAGGCTGTCAACCAATTCTTGTTTCTTGAACCAAATACGGTCACTAAAGGTTCGCCCGTCCGTTGTCCAAGGCTTTGAAAGCAATGTTTCAAGTTTCTTCTGATCCAGCCCGGTAATATCCCAACCAAGGCCAACACCCTTCTGAACCTCAAAGGCCGTGTGGGTGTAGCCGTTGCCCACAACCTTCTTCAACAGGGCATCCAAACTATCAACCTGATTGCCATACAGCAATTCAAGCTGTTGTTGAATACCTGTCTGAACAGCTTCAAGGCGGGAAATGTGGAACCGGGCGGACGCATTTTCCAGCTTCTTCAGCCATGCCGCATCCAACCCGGCCTGTTCACCAATCTTGATATACTGTTCAACGCTCCAATGAAATTCTTCAAGCTGTCCAGCGGTCAGCCATTTTCGGGCATCGGTCAGGCTGATTTGGTTGTTCACCGCAAAACGGGCATACCAGCTTTCAATTTCCTTCTGAACGGAACGCTGTGCATCCAGATACAGTTCTTCCATGTCCTGAATGGTCTTTTGGGCTTCTCTGTGGGCGCTGTCCTCCAAGATGGAAAACCGCCCACGCCAATAATCCGCATTTCTCATGGGCCGTTCCTCCAATCCTGAAAAATGGTGCTGAAGGTGGGATTTGAACCCACACGCCTTGCGGCAACGGATTTTGAATCCGCCGTGTCTGCCTATTCCATCCACTTCAGCATAGAAGGCCACGCTGTTTCTTCATAGGGGCTTGCGCCTTGCTGAATTTTGGTTCCTTCCTTTGTGGCCATGGTAGCCCGTGCCGGGATCGAACCGGCGTTACCGCCGTGAAAGGGCGGTGTCTTAACCACTTGACTAACGGGCCATGATGGGCCGGGGAAGGGAATTTCACCCTTTGGCGGGTGGGAGTAATAGCACCCCGCCACACTCAATGTCTGCCCCGGCATATATTGTGAAACGGCGGGGGTTATTCACCCTCGCCATTGTCACCTTTGTTCTGGTTGCCGGTCTGGAAGGCCCCGGCGTATTCCTGTGCTTGTTCCATTGCTTCATCCTTTTCCTTACGCAACCGGGCCAGCTCCACTTCAACATCCGTAACCCACGGGTGCTGTTCCACAATGGTTTCCGTGGACAGAATACCAACGGACTTGGAACAGTTTTCAATGGATTCCGTTTCATTGATTAGAATGTCACGGTTGAACACGATCTGAAGTTCAGCGCCTTCATAATCGCCCAAGCCCCTGTTGCTGAAATCCTGATTGATGAACCACAACAGTTCTTCAAAGGCCGCTTGGAACTCGGTTTCCATGCCGTTTGCGTCAAGGTCAATGTCAGAATACATGGATTGAATGTTCATTTGATTGGGGTTGCCACTCAAACGATCATCTTTGGCATCGTAGCCACGGGCATTTTCAATCAAGGACTTCTTCAGAAGTTCCAAAATGCCCTTGTAGTTCTCTGCATTGATTTCAACCTGAAGGGTTTCAACCCCGCCATCCTCACGAACCTTCACGGCTCCATAGGTGGAAAGGTTGTGGCGGAACTCACCAAGATTTTCACCATCATAGTTCTTCAGAACCAGAATGGTGTTCCGTGCGTCCTCTTGCATATTGTTTTCAAAGTCGGAAATCATGGTGTTGATTCCATCCTGAAGGGTTTTCACACGGCGGATCAGGGGGATTTCCTGCTTGTTATACTTGAAGGGAACCAGCGGAATCCTTGTCCAGTTGAAGCCCTTGGGTTCCTGCCCTTCTTCCTCAACCATGAAATAGTTTTCGTGTTCACCGGCTTCCACATCGGCAATCAGCATATCATTCTGATAGATATACCGGTAAATGCCATCGGCTTTGAAGATTTCCACCTTCTCCACCTTTTCCTTCTGGTAGCCGTTCCACACTTCTTGGGTGTAGTAACGAATCGCACAATCAAGGATGGTGTGATCATCGTCAGCCCAAAAAGGAAGAATGTCATAGGCCGGGAAATGCTTGAAGGTCAATTCACCAGCTTCATTGTAGTAAGGATAAAGCCAGCCAATGCCACCGTTCAGAGCATCTTCACAAACATATTTCAGAAGCCGGTAAAACCGTTTGTTGAAAACCTTGCCCAAAGCATCCGTGTAACCCTTATCCTGACAGTTCAGGGTGAAGGGCTTGCCCACAAGGTAGTTGGTTTTCTGATCCACCATCAGGGCATATTGGTTATCAATCAGGCGGTTGTTCGGAAGGTTCGTCACCACCTGAAGTTGACCGTTTTCACCAATGATTGTGCGCTGACGCTGAAGAATGTCATGCTGTCCTTCATAGTACAGATCACCCATAACCTGATCCTTGCGGCGCTGACTATTCTTCCATTCCTTGATTTCAGCGGCGAAGAACTGATTTTCAGTCATGCCGGTTCGCCCACCCTGAAGGATCAGGCGGTTGATACGCTCCATAGCGTTATCCAGAAACATATTCACTTACCGCCTTTCTTCATTGCTTAATAAACGCAAACACACGGAAACCGTGCGTTTTTCGTGTGTTTTGTTACTATCATGTTATTAGTCGAAGCTGAAGGCGGGGCCAACCAACATATCTTCCAGCCCGTAACGCATAGCGTCCATAAGGTGGTTGAAATCATCAATGGGAACATTGATCTTGGCCCCGAACTTATCTTCTGCCCATGTGTAGTTTGAAATCTCTGTGATGAAGTTCACGCATCGGGGATGAACAATGATGGTGTAACCCTGAATGTACTGGATTCCGTTGTTCACGCTGTCCTTGCCCTTCCGGGCGGCTCTGATACGATGAAGGCCAGCATCCCGCAATTCATCAATGCTCTTGGGTTCTGCACAATCGGCCTTGATCCGTTCCTTGCCATAGCCCATGCCGGTGATCCGGTCACAGATTGCCCGGTTCGTCAGGGCCTTTTCATACAGTTCATCAAAAACCCAAATGGTTCTTTCCTTCTCACTCACCAGCCCACAGAACAGGGCCGTGGGATCGTTGGTATAACCGAAGTCAAGGCCGAAGGCGCTTTTCACATCAGGCTTCTTGGAAATAGCCAGATAATCAAAGGCTTCTTCCCGCCAATTATCGAAAATCAGGCCATCCACAATGCCCCAACCCCCAAGGCCAGCCACCTTGTAGCGGCGGGGGTTGTTTTCCTTCATGGTGTTGAACACCTTCAAATCCGCCGTGTCCAGCCATTCATTACACAGGTAATTGGTGGTTGTGGCGTAAATCTGCCCATCCGGGCTGATCCAGCTATCATGGAACTTGTATGTGGGGTTCCCTTGGGTATCCTTGCCGGTGATCTCCCCGAAGAAGCGTTTCCTGATCCAATGCTTTTCGTTCCACGGGTTGAATGTCAGCGTGATTTGCTTGAACAGGCCGGTTTCTTCCGGGATAGCACCACGGATGGATTCATCCAGCATATCAAAATCAGCTTCATTCATGATTTCGTATGCTTCTTCAATCCAGCACCAGCACAGATAGCCAATTTCAACCGTAATTGAAGTGACCTTCAGGGGATCATCAAGGCCCCGGAAGTAAATCTTCTGACCGGTGGGAAGGTAAGTCATTTCAAGGGGGCTTTCCTTGATTTCCCAATAGGCTGAAACCCCAAGGCGGTTGATTGCCCATTTCAGTTCGGTGAAACAGGAATCTTTCAAGGTTCTGAACACCTTGCGAACCACAAGGGTATTGGCTTCCGGGTATTGCATCATCCGTTTGATGATGTTCAGGGCCGTTGTCTTGGATTTCTTGGAAGCACGGCTTCCCTTACACACCCGGTAACGGCCTTTGAAGTTCCAGAAGGTTCCGTAACCCTTACCAACCACTTCAGGAAGGTGAACCCGCTTGGCCTGTGGGCTAATCTTCAAGTTGATCATCCCCCGTGATAATCACCGGAACGGCCCCTTCCACACCTACCTTGTCCGTGAACATACCATAACGCTTGCCGATCAGTTCAGCGGCCTTCAGCCTTTCCTTGGCTCCAACCTCTTTCTGCGTCAACTCTTGGCAACCGTCACCGCACAGGATCGGGATTTCTTCAGTATGTTCACCCCGCATTACCGAAGTCAGGTATTTCATGACTTCTTCAGCATCAGCGATCTTGGCCGAATGAAGTTTTTCAAGTTCGGTTTCGATGTACGCTTTCAAGTCAGGTTTTGCAAGGTTTTCAGAACCCGTCTGCTTTGCGGTCTTGGGCGAATACCCCGCCTTGATTGCCGCATCCGTAGCATTGCCGCTGATCAGGTATTCATCACAGAACTTCCGCTGTCTTGGTGTCACAGGTATTCACCCCTTTCATCAGGCATAGAAAAAGCGCCCCGGTTTCCCGTAGGCGCAATTTCTTATTTACTATTCTACCGATTCTTTACTCTGTTTGGAACCGGTGGCACTCTGGTTTTCTCGGTTGTTTAGAAAGTCGCTGTTTACCTTGGCAAAAGCAAGTAAACCCTTTCCGTGAAGTTCAAAAACCCATTGCATAGAATAATTCAGTTCTTCAGAAATATCTTCCCATTTTTTCAACTGAATATAGCGCCCGATCAGAATGTTTTGCTGATCAAGGTCAGGAATCCGGTTGATCATGGTGAACGCTTCCTGTTTCATGCTCACAAGTTCATCAATCCGGGCATTGATCTTGGCTTCAAGGTCAATGATCTTGGTGATGGTTTCTTCAAGGGTATTCTTGGGGCCTGAAGTCTGAACCTTGTCCTGTTTCAGTTGGCTTCCGGTAGAAGTCAAGCTGGAACGCAAGGTTGCAATGGTGCTATCAAGCCGATGGATCAAACGATCCGTTTTCCTGATTTGGGCAAAGTATTCTTTAGCCTGTTGGGAAAGGTCTTTGTCATTCACTATGTAACACATCCTTTCTGGAATAAATGTTGAAGGGCATCAAACGCCGGTATATCAAGGGTTTTCGGAAAATCCTTCAACATTCAAGATCAGAAGCGCCTTCTTCACTATTATTACATTCTTCATATACTATATATTTTTTCTTCTAAATAATTGAAGTAATCTGTTGAATGTTGAATGTTGAAGGATTTCACAGAAAATCAAGGTATTGCAAGGGGTTCAGGGCCTTCAACATCATTCCACATATATTGAAGGCCGCTGTTCCAACCCCTACTGAAGAAGCACCTGTTCAGGCGGAAATATTGTCCGAAAGATACCAGACAATCAGGAACCAAACAGGATCAATGCTGAAATACTCGGCCACGGCCATAAGCAACAGCACAAGGGTCAGCACTACCAGCATTTTCTTCATCGGCGTTCCACCGTTGTTCCTGCAATTTCAATGGCTACCGCCATAGCCTTGAAATCATCTTCATTGCCTTCCACTTCCAAGGCGTTACCGTCAGCGTTTTTCAGAACAGCGGTGTAAATTTCATTTTCTTCATCATAACTGAACTGACAATCATTTTCAGAATAGCAATCAATATCTTCTTGGTTGTCACACTCCAAAAAGGTGAAATCCATCAGTTCAGCGCCTTTGCAGTTTCCGCCAATTTCAAAGGCAACATGGCCTATGTAATCCCATTGCATGAAAGTCACCCGGATCACATGAACACCCTGAAAATTTGGGTCATAGTAATTGATCATTTGTATTCCCTCCCGGTCTTACGGTCTTTGATTTCAATGCGGTTCAGAAGTTCAAACCCCGCTAAACGGGTAATGTACTTCAGGACGAAGATCAGGGTGTTCACCCGCTTCTGCTGTTCATCCTCGTCACGGATGATATTCTTTGTGCCGTGGTAGGCTGTCGGATCGTGATACCCTTCAGCATTTTCCCAAGGTTTAGGCATCGGTTTTCCCTCCTTCTTCTCTGTACCATTCTTCAATCGGGGTGATAAATTCCACATCAGCATTGATAATTTTCATTCTTCTTCATCCTCCACACAGTCAAAGGGGTAAAATCTATCTTCAACCCCATTGTTTTTATGAACACATTCATCACAAGGGGGTTCATCCCCGAACTTGTCACGGTGCTTACAACGGCGGCACGGTTCCAAATTCCGTTTCAGTTTTGGAACCTGTGGATTTTCGCTTTTGTCGATCCGGGTTGGTATGTCCTGAAGTTCCGGGTGTTTGATTTCCATGTAAAGGGCAAACAGGATGTTCCAAGCCGCCGCCCGAAGATGGGGTTCATCCTTCATACCCATCATGTACTTGGCAAGGTGACGGAAGGCCGAATCAATCAGGCTGTGAATGGGAATACCTTTTTCACAGTTCCGTTCACCATACTTCAAGGCCCCTTCTTCACAATGCTTGGAAACCTCTATCAAGGCTTCCCACG